ATGAGCAATCGCGAGCAAAAGGGCTTTATCGACAGCATGAAGGATGTTGTGAAAAAACAACAGACAGCAGTTGACAGTTGGAGCCGAGTTACATTATAATAGATACATAGCAACAAGGAGCGAACCAAATGGCTAAACTATTAATCAGCACACAGTACCAAGAGAACTATGGTGCCCACGATTGGGACGGCACAGGCCAGTGCCCACAGTACTGGAAGTTCAAAGGCGGTTCGGACTACGTGATCAAGAAGTTCAAAGGTAGCCAAGCCGATGCTACTTTGGCCATCATGGCCCTGCGCTCACAGATCGAGTGCGACAACGATCACATTCGTGAGCACATCGTAGACTTCCGCATTGTAGCAGACGACTACCTCACTGAGTTCGAGCAGAGCCAGTTGGATTACGAAGGTAAGATTACACACGGTCCTAAGGAGTTAGCATGGTAAGAGAGCACATTCAAATTGATACCCGACACGGTGGCCCGTATGATCGTGGTATGGCAGACAGCTACTATCGCAGAGGTCGCAACCCTCACTACTACATGGGCAACACTGGTAGCTCACCGCGTGTCACAGTCGAAGACATGACGCCCGACGAGATCGCAGCCTATAACGCAGGCTACGAAGACAACGAAGACTTTGGTGATTATAAGGAATGGAACTGATATGAAACTGTTTGAAGCTACTGTTCGCCGTCCAGACGGCACTGAGTTTAAAGATCGCGTGGGTGCAAACGATGCACAAGAAGCCCGCATGTTGTTGCAACAACGCCACGGTCCTAGAGCTGTGCCCTACATGCCGCACATGATTCCCAGTTAACCCGCCAGTTGACAGGGTCTTTGTTTGGTGCTATAATAGATACATACAGACACAAAAGGAGCTAGAGATGAAAGAGAAAATTGGAGCAGTAGCGTTTTTCATGGGCCTGTTTACTGCAATGGGCTGTGTAGGTGGTATCACTAGCCTGCCCCCAGAAGCTACAGTTAACGATGTAGTGGCATTAGTAGGTTGCGGACTTACAGCCTGTATGCTTATGCAGATGGGCATCTGGATGCTCAAGGGTGAGATCTAAATAACCCGCAGGTTGACAGGGTTATCAAAAGACAGTATAATAGATACATATTAACACAAATGGGAGCGAACCAAATGGCTAAAGTAAACTACAACCAATTCCCCAGCTTCGACCTCAACGAAGCCTGTGACTTCTTTGACAGCGAGAAGCAGAGCAACTGGAAGAAGATTGGCAAGTTCATCATTGCAGACGGACAAGAGTTCGTCAATGTTATGGAGAAGGACTTTGACTTTGAGGACACAGCAGAAGGCGAGTATGCGGCTTTTGAAGCAGGCGTTCGCTATGCACTGGCTAAGATGAACATTGCACTGGATGCCGCAGACCTGCCATTAGAAGTAGCAGAAGTGGACTTGGTAGAGAGTATGGGCTTTATGTTAGTGCGTACTGACGACACTCCAGAATCCTTTGTCAAACGGGTTATGAAGAAGCCCGTTGTAATGGTAGAGAGCTGGGTAGATTGAAGTTGACAGGGCTCCGGCCCTGTGCTATAATACATACTTAAACAACACACAGGAGCGAACCTATGCGTACAGTACAAGAGATCAACACTGCCATTATGTTTGGTGACTTTACCAATGTAGAACTGATGAGCATGATTGATGCTGTTAAATGGAAACGTGCAACACTGGCCAAACTGACCAAAGCGTCATTGGCACTAGGCGATTCAGTGCAATTCACCAGCTCAAAGACCGGACAGACCATGACTGGCTTTGTGACCAAGATCGCCATCAAGTATGTGACTGTTAAGACCCTGGGCGGCCTCTGGAGAGTGCCAGCTAACATGTTAACCAAAGTGGATGACAACGAGTACGTTTGACAGTATAATAACTACTTAACTTAACACACATAGGAGCGAACTATATGACTAAAGGATACAGGGTTTTGAGCTTGGAATCAGCTAAGCCTAGCAAAGGCACTACAGCTAGTTTTGAACTGGCACCCACTAAGAGCGATGAGCACCTCAAGGGTGTCACAGACGAAGAGATCATCGCTCGTCTTCGTGAACGTTTTACCATTCTGGATGACATGACCCGTGCTGTTAAGAAGGGTGATGTACGTGCTATGATCGTCACAGGTCCCCCGGGCGTAGGTAAGAGCTTTGGTGTTGAGAAGGTACTGTCAAAGCATGATGTGTTTGCAGATGTAGCACAGAACGAGAAGCTGAAGAAGTACGAAGTGGTCAAGGGCGCTATGAGTGCTATTGGCTTGTACAGTAAGCTCTACGAATACTCAGACAAGAAGAGCATCCTTGTGTTCGATGACTGCGACTCAGTACTGTTAGATGACCTTAGCTTGAACATTCTTAAGGCAGCATTGGACAGCTCAAAGAAGCGTATGATCCACTGGAACACTGACAGCAGACTCCTGCGCTCAGAAGGTGTGCCCAATAGCTTCGAGTTCAAAGGCGGTGCTATCTTTATCACTAACATTAAGTTTGACAACGTTAAGAGCAAGAAGCTACGTGATCACTTGGAAGCATTAGAGTCACGCTGCCACTACTTGGACTTGACTATTGACACAGAGCGCGAGAAGGTCTTGCGTATCAAGCAGGTAGTTAGCGAGTGCGGCATGCTGGATGACTACGAGTTTACGGACTTAGAGAAGCAAGTGCTCATTGACTTTGTAGATGACAATAAGAAGAAGCTGCGTGAGCTGTCATTGCGTACAGTTCTAAAGATAGCAGACTTGAAGAAGAGCATGCCTAGCAATTGGCGTGCTGTTGCAGAGGTTACATGTATGCGTAGAGCATAACTGTAGCAGGGCTAGGCCCTGTAGCTACTGTTAAGTCCGATTCGCTCCCGGCACAGTATTTAGCAGGCTAGTCCAAAAACGCTGTATAGGTTATATACAGTGTTTCTAATCCTAACTGATCCGATTCGCTCCCGGTAGGTTAGGATTTTTTTTGACCTCGAGGTGGTGGTCGGGGAGAAATAATTTGAGGGGGTCGGGGCTTATAAATTACATTATTAGTTGTATTTTTACAACGCTTAGTGGTGCTAAATCACCACCATGAAAAGAAAAGTACTCCACCTAAATTTTTTGCGCGGCAATTTTTTTTCACTGTAGGACCCATTTCGGGCTACTCTGCTCTACAGTACATATACAGTGATTTTTATCGTTTTCTTTAAAAACCTCTACTACGAAGTAGTGCGCTAGGGCGTAGCCGCTAGCGTTGATGGTCTCTTTACTGTAAAACTACCATGGGTCTATACTATTAGTAGCTACGTGCATTTTTTTGCGAGCCAAATTTTCTACGCTAAAAGACCCATTTAGTATAGTAGAATCACTGTCGCTAGGCTTCTACAGCTATTGACTGTTCAAGCCTTAACTACAGTAAATAATACGCTATGACACTATCCATTCACTATCGTCATTGGTTCACTGTAAAACAATGGTTTCTGCACAACTATATTATTGGGGCGGACTACACACATCAACAGGTACAGGACATCATCTATATTACCTTTTTAAACCGTCGCGCCTATGCTGCCTTTTACACTAGTTGGCAGCATATAATATGCGTAGATAATGATTGAAAATTTTGCTTTGGGCGCTACGCCGCTTCGCGGCTACGACTCTGGCGGCCTTACTCGTATTCGTAGTTGACGGTTTCGTCGTTTTCTTTTAGAGTCTTTGCGCCATTGCTCGTGTGGAATTTGCGGGCCATTTCAGTCTTGGGACTCAGTGTCACATAGCGAGTGATCGTGGGTCTGTTCAAGGCTATGTGTAGTCTGGCTGCACGGATCAATCTACGTCCCGCTCCGGGTTGATAGCTCCAAATGGTATAGAAAGCCGCTATGTTGTCCCCGGTTTTGCCCAGTTCAGTTTCTGTAGTGGGCACTTGATCAAGATAGGCCACACAGACTACAGCAGCGGGTGCGTCATTTTCCATTAATACCAGTATTTCAGCATGATCATGTATGCGTGCCTGCGTGGGAATTGCGGGACGAACGGGATCGTCTTTGATCAAATCAACGAGAGGATCTGTAATGGTATTGATAATTTTTAACATGCGCTACACCTTAGGATAATACTAGTACTTATCTTTTAGAAGATTAAAACTAGATTACACTAGGTCATCAGTGTTGATATTTGAGATCAACTGCCGTAGTTTTGAGCTTTCAACCTGTGCTGTGGTCTTCTTGATAGGTATGCCAGCTAGAGGATCAACTCCGGGTTTGGGCTGTGCTCGTTCCCACCCGTCAGTGCTGGCAGTAGTGCTGGTTCGTTGCAGGCCCGCTAGGATTGAGCTTCCCTTGCTCACTGGCTGTCCACTATCATTGGAGCTTTGTCCTTCTTCTCCGGGATCTGTGATTCTTAATGTGTCAATGTTAAAGTCCAGGTCAATTTTCATGCCCACACCGCTAGAACTACGAGTCTTCATCAACTGGATTTGATACTTGCCGCGCTCACGCATGGCTCTTGATGTAAAGATACCAAACACGTTGTCTGCAGTTTGAATCTTACTTAGTCCACCTGAAATGTGACTGTGATCAAACTCAACTTCTTCAACAGCACCACGATTCAACTGTGCCGC